TCTAGAGAAATACTCAATATATTCTTCACCATAAGTGGCGAAAAGTTCATCCTCAACTTCATCCTCAAACTTCAGGTAAAAGTCCCATGTTTGATGATAATAAATGTGCTCACGCGCAAGACCAGAAGAACAACCGTGCTCCACAATGTCTTTCAGTTCTTCAAGAGTGTAAACCTCTTGAAGATACTTTACGGATTGAAGAGTTGTTGGATTTGTCATAATGAAGTGTGCTCCTTACACCTAAAGAACACTCAAGAGGTGAGTAATTTTAATTGGTTGTCACTTAAATACAGCAGTGCAACCGACAATCTTTGCACCAGGATTACGTGCCAATGCAATTTGTTGGGCATGTTGATAGTTCTCTGCCACCACAGTTTCAGAGAAGACTTTACCAGCAACGTAGAGATCGACTTTGACTTGCATAATTTTAAAAAAGGTAATAGTTTACAGAGTTTCAAAACTCTGGTTGGTGAGAGCGATAGTTCATCAGATAGGTGAGGCAATCGTCTGCCTTTTTGAGTTCCTTTTCTTTCTGATACCTATCAGAGTGATACACACTCAAGCGGTCAACTTCTTTGAGAAGATTGAGTCGAAAGAAAGTGAACTCATCATCAGCAAACAATGTGCGAGGATCTTGTGTTTTCATGTTTGAGTGTGCTCCTTACACCTAAAGAACACTCAGAAGGTGAGTAACTTTAATTACGCACACATTTCGTCGTCAGAAATAAGAGAATGGTCTGGCAAATTGTTTACACGGGATTTCATACGGTTGTGCTTGGAAATGTTCCAACCGTTTGTGTCAGCGTCGTGAAGAACTCCGTCCAGTTGACGACGCTCAGATTCGGTGTGAAAGTGACGTTGATCATTCATAGTTCTCAAACCTTAAGGGAACATAACGTATCATACCAGAGATTATGCTTTCTGGCAATGGTGGTTTTTACCTACTCAAAACTTTTCGATGTCGTCCAAATGATTAAACCAGGGAGAGAAAAGTGCCAAGAAGGCGAAACCAACACCGGCACTTATGATGAGAAAGTATATCATCGCAGATAAAGATAACTACCTGCCCAATCACACTTCTCAAGCAGTTCCTCACGCTCAGTGATAATGAACAAATTGTAACGAACACCTTTGGCAGGCGCTTTGATGCTGGCAGGTTTATACACATAACCAGTTTTTTTATCAATGAAAGCATGAATACTGTCACGCTTACCATTGATATACATAAAAATCTTGTGATACTTACGACCAGAGGAATCTAGTTGAAAAGTATATTCATAACCAACAGAAGTAGGAGCACGCTCTGTGAGAGTGTCGCACAAAATCAAACTCCACTTTGTTACATTAAGTTGGTTGGTGTTGCGTGCATCTTGTTGTGCAGAAAACTCAGAGAGAGTAGCAGTCATAATGTTGAACCCTTACACCTAAGGAACACTCAAGAGGTGAGTAACTTTAATTGCGCTCAACTTTCAGACGCTTTTGCTGCTGCTTTTGCCTTTGCTCTCATTTGAACAGCAACTTTACTATTCCATGTTCCACCGTTTTCTTCAAAATCTTTACGCATCTTTGCTAAGATTTCATTAGCACTTTTCTTAGTTTTTTGATTTGCTGCAGTTTTTTCTGCGTTTCTTGCTTTGTCTCTCTCTTGGCGTGTCAATCTTTCACCTTCAGCACCTCTCCACTTACGATTTGTTCTTGTTGTTTTAGGTGCTTCTGATTTTGGTGCTGCCTGAGAAATTGCTTTATCTGCTGTTTCTGGTTGCTTTTCACCCCTTTCTCTTGCCCTACGCTCCAAATATGCCTTACGCTGCAATGCTTTTTTGTCCATTGCTGCACTACCCTTAGTGCCAGCAGTTCCTGCTTCTACTGAAGCAGTAGAAGCAGCGGTAGTTTTACTTCTATTAGGTGCAGGACTGTTAGCACCTCTCGCAACTCCTGCATCACTTCTTGTTCCCCTTTCTTTTTCTGGTTCTAATTTTCCGCCACCTACTGCTTTCACTCTCTTTGAAACGCCAGAAGGCAATCTTCTATCCCGCCCAATTCTTTCATCTGGTCTGTTGGCAGTTACCCTAAATCCGCCGTCATCATACACTTCTCTGGATGTTACTTTCTTTAGTTCTTCGGTGATAGACAAAAATTCCTGGAATGAGATCGCCATTGGGTTATAAACTGAACTACAATACTTTCAGTTATTTATGAAAATACGAAAAAAGAGGTCATAAAGACCTCTCATATCAAATTTCTTCCTCTACTTTACGGGACTTTGGTTTTGTAACAGAAACACGACCTTCTTCATAGAATTGTGCTACGCGAGCACGACGAAGTTCTACAAGCATTTCATACTGTTCTTTTTGTTCCCGTGTGTAGTGAAAGTCTTGATTCCTCCAAGTCTTGCGGAGATCTTGAAGTTGGCGGAGAATGTCGTGAAAATACATTAGTTTAATCAGTAATCGTAGTTAGAGTTAATGTAATCGGTGAAATAGTCACCTTCTTCATCATCTTTGAGTTCAGGAATGTCATAGATTTCTCCAGGCATATCCTGAATCTCTTGCCAAAGTTCGTCGTACATAGAAGGTTTTGCTCCTTACACCTAAGGAACACTCAAGAGGTGAGTAACTTTAATCGACGGGAAGTTTTACCACCTCTTCACACCTGTTTCTTGATATTTCACAATAATGCTCATCTAGGTCAATTCCAACAAAGTTTCTATTTTGCTGTAGAGAGGCAACTCCAGTTGTACCGCTGCCACAGAATGGGTCAAGCACCGTAGAATTGACGGGAGAATAGATTTTGATAAGATACTCCATCAAACTGATAGGTTTGACTGTAGGATGGTCGTTATCTTCACCCTTTTCCTTTCTTGTTGCTCTTGGAGCATAGAAATACTTTTGGTGCTCGGGCATCACCTCACCAATGATATTGGAGGGATAACGTCCATCAGGATTAGCATCCACAGTACCAAACTCTTTTTGGGTGCCTGTAGTCTTGCCATCCTTACCGAATGTGCGACGCTTAGCACCTTGAGCAACCCAACCAGTAGGAGGTTTCTTATCCCATGGTATGCGAGTGTCAGTAACGTTAATCGTGCCACATCCCCATTTTTCAAAGTTGTCCTTGACCGTACCCTTGAATGGTTTTTGTGCCACCACAATAGGTTCGTGAGCAGGTTTCAGACGATTATGTTTAGGCATTTTGGTTGTAGTCATCCACATTATCTGGTCTTTGATAGAGAAACCAGCATCCTCCACATTAACAGCGAGACGATGATAAAGTTCTGGAGAACAGAACGCAAGGCAGAAAGCGCCTGGACGCAAAACACGATAAACTTCACGCCAAATATCTACACTTGGAACAGAATGATCCCAGTGATCCATACCCATACCATAAGGCGGGTCAGTTATACATGAATGAAAAAAGTTCTCCCCATAAATGGAGAGAACCTCTTGAGAATTACCAGTTGTGATTGAGAACATTTAATTCGCACCTAGAACGGTCTTTATGTTTGAAATAGTCTTTTTTACCTTTACCTGTTTGAGTGTACATGTTTCTAACATAAAAGTCAAATCCACGCTCATCGTTTTGCCACTCTTCATCGATTTGATATGTCTTAAGAACAGAGTTGAGATCTTCTACCAGTTGAGAATAGAGTTCACGCTTACGCTCTGTGATAATATCATCAGCAAAAAATATAGTGGTGGAGTTATATTTTTTGCTGCTAAAAATATAACAAACTCCCTTTTTGGGTAAACCACCATTGTATGTTGGGTGTGGTTGACTAGACGATTTACATTCAATGTCAACCACACGACCATTGGGAAGAGACACCCTAAAATCAGGTGAGTTCTGAGAACCATTAGGTTGGTAAACATAATTATAACCAAACTTGTCAAGCAATTCCATAACCTGCTTCTCATGAAGAGGATTATCTTGACTGTTGGGTTTGTAGGGGAGAAGAAGAACTTCTTGCCAAAATTGTTTCATAAGATTCTCGAACTTAATTGATCGTTGAATACTTTGTTATTTTAATGGGTGTGAATGTTTTTGTCAACCTTCACACCATAGGAACACTCAAGAGGTGAGTAACTTTAATCGACAGGTAGTTTTGCCTGTGACTTACCTTTACGATGTCTCTCAATGTATTTACGGGCACTCTGCTCACTCAAGCACACTTTAAGTTGCTTTCCATTGTGAATAACCATCAACTGGTTACAATAAGGAACCACAGCATACTTTCCATTGTCCACAATAAAACCTCCTAGTGGTTGGTTTGATAGAATAGTTGAGTTTGAATAGGGTTTCATAGTCACCTCTTGATTACGGTTTCGCACACCTCACCTTGCTGAAATACAATGTCAAGTGCGTTTTGAACTTTCTTGGCGGTTGTGATGCCAACCTTGTCGTAGGTAGGAATAATCACCTTACCAAAGGGTTTGCGATAAAGCTGATACTGACCAGCAGGAATAGAACCTTCGCGCATACCTTTGGCGTCCTCATGGTGTAGGCGCAGTGTGCGACCTACACTCTGTAGAATACCAATATAGTTCATAGAACGCATAAACACAACTGCCTCAAGACCAGAGACACTAATGCCCTCAGAAATGATGCTGTGGTGTAGAACTACAAACTTCTTGGAGTTATCCTTACCCCATGCGTTCAGAGTGTCAAAGAACTCCTCACGGTTGACCTTCTTGCCGTCGATAACTGCACCAGTCTTAGCAGTAATGTAGAGCACAGAATAACCACGCTCTTGCATTTCTTGAAAGAAACTGGTGTTAGACATCAATCCAACGATCTGTTTAGTGGACTTTGCACAAATTAGACCTTTGGTGATATATTCACCCTCAACAGTGTCTAGAAGGTGCTTACAGTCCCTCTCAAAGGCGTTAGAGCAAGCAATATCAATCTGCCTTACAGATACCTTGGGAGGAACAATAAACCCACCCTGAACAAGTTCAGGAGCAGGAACCTTACAAATCACATTTCCATAAACCTCAGGGTCGTTCATGCCAGGTTTGTTAGTGGCAACAGAGTGAACAGGAGTTGCTGTAAAGAAATAGCAACGATCTGCTTCATTGGAGAAGAACTCAGTAGCAGGAAAGAAGTTCTTCTTTACACTGTTGTGTGCCTCGTCAAAATATATGCTGTTGACCTCAATATCTGCCTGCTGAATACGATTGAGGGAGTTGTAAGTTGTGAAGATAATGCAACTCTCACCAGCGGTACGGGCGACATTCGCAAACATATGAATTTGCTTGGGTCGTGTGGTGCTAAAATGGTGAGTTTCACCACTGTGAACGTGCATCACATGAACATTCTTGGTGTCGATAACCTCAAGAAACTCATGGCAGATCTGCTCAATGAGCAGAATACGAGGAACAACTACAACAATAGTTTGTGGTTGAATATCAAGGATACGCTTGACATCCATAATCATAGTCAGAGTTTTTCCTCCGCCAGTGGGAACTAAAATTTGCCCTTTATCATTCACAATCATCGCGTCACAACCGCGAGACTGATGTGGTCGAAGTTGGATCATCAATAAAAATATCAATATAGAAATAATACAGACCCCTCAACCAAAAGTCAAGGGGTCTGTGCCAGTTATTCGGGTGTCCTAAGCAACTCTAACT